CTCATGACACAGGTGACGGGGTTCAGGATCGGAGATAAGGACGCGGCGAAGCGCGCTGATGACTTGCTGGACACCTTTACTTACGGAATCGCAATTGGTCTGGGCAATAACGAGGGTTACTAAATGAGCGAAAACGCCAGTATCGACGTCAACGGTTCAGTGCTTGGTACATCGCTTCAGCAGATGCTTGAGGCGGACGGAATTCAGCCCGGCAGCGCTCCTGGCTATGAACTGTGCAAGCAAATTTACCTTTACCATCCGCTTGGCAAGAAAATGGCGGATGCACCGGTCAGCAAGGCCCAAAGCCAGCAGCGCGAGATTCCCATCCCAGGTTCGCCAGAGGATGACGTCAAAAAGGCCTTCAGTGAGGAATGGGAGGCTATCGGCGCAGATCGCCTGATCTTCAGCACAATGAGCCAATCTCGCGTTTATGGCATCTGCTCGCTGGCCTATGGGGTTGTCGGGAAAAAGCCAAGTGACATCATTGACCCGCAAGACTTTGCATCTCTTGAGATGTTTTTCAGCGTCTTTGACCCGCTGAACACTGCCGGTAGCTTGGTGACAAGCCAGAATCCGAATTCCCCGGATTTCCAAAAGCATAGCGGCATCGCAGTTTCCGGCGAGTCTTATCACCGCTCGCGAAGCGTGACGGTAATGAACGAGGAGCCGATTTACATCAGCTACACCTCTTCTGCCTTTGGTTTCGTTGGTCGCTCTGTCTACCAGCGCGCCTTGTTCCCACTGAAGACCTATATCCAATCGATGGTAACGGATGACATGGTGGTTCAGAAGGGCGGTCTGCTCATCGCCATGATGAAGCAAGCCGGGTCCATCGTGGACAACATGATGGCAAAGGTATCCGGCTTTAAGCGCACGCTGCTCCAGCGCGGCAAGACCGGCAATGTCATGACTATCGGGCATGAGGACAAGATTGAAACCCTTGACCTGAAGAATAGCGAAATCGCGCTGACTGCGGCGCGCAAGAACGTGCTGGAGAATTGCGCTGCCGCCGCTGACATGCCCGCCAGCATGCTGAACAATGAAACCTTTGCGGAGGGCTTCGGCGAAGGCACCGAGGACGCTAAAAACGTCGCTCAGTACATTCAAACAATCCGCGAGGAAATGCGCCCTCTATATCAATTCCTCGATAACATCGTGATGTACCGGGCATGGAACAAAGAGTTCTACAAGACCATCCAGGCGAAGTACCCGGACGAATATGGCAGCATGGATTACATGACTGCCTTCATGAGCTGGAAAAACGCCTTCACTGCGATTTGGCCGTCGCTCTTGATTGAGCCGGAATCGGAGCTGGTCAAGGTCGATGAAACGAAGCTTAAAACTGTTGTGAGCATTGTAGAAGTAATGGCACCACAGATGGACCCCGAAAACCGCGCCCGCGTGCTGATCTGGGCCGCCGACAACATCAACGATATGAAGCGCATGTTTACCGTGCCGCTCAATCTTGATTATGAGGCGTTGGCCGCATATGAGCCACCAGCGCCGCCAGAGATGGCCGAGCCAAAGCCAGAAAAACTGTAATGCTTACATGTGAGAAAACTATGAAAAACATTCTTCATCCATTCCATGCTGAAAATGTACCAATCGAAAGACGAAGCGGAAGAACTTTGGCGATTGCGCTAAAGGCGATTGGAGACGCCATGCAAAACGTGGGGGAAAAGATATACCTGAATGACCATGATAATCACATACGATCAAATGAATTTTTGAGCAAAGAAGTAGAGCGTCTAATACAAAAGCTTGGCCTGATTGGGTTTTCGGTTGGCAGTGAACAGCCAGCTGCGAAGCATTATGTCGTGTGCCAAATTTTCAAATGAATTTCCAAGAAACAATCGCAGCGGCAATCAGCGACGTCGAAGAACACGGCTACGATTCTCAGGCCCGTATAGATGGCTGGCTTGAGCGAATCGAACAGGCCGCACGCTTGGCGATGCTGCCAGAAGCCCAAGTGCAAGAACTGCTCAACCGCACCATTCGCGGCATCTACACAAAGATGATTACACGCAAGGGTGCGCTATCGCTCCACAAGGGCATCTCATCCTTTACGCTGGATCAGGTCAAGCCAAAGCTGCACGCGGAGCTGGAGCGCCGCATTATGGCAAGCGCAAACCTGATTAAGCTGAACCGCGAGCAGATGCTTGCGAAGACCAAACAGCGTTTCACCGGCTGGGCTACGTCGATTCCAGCGGGCGGCAGCGACGCGGTAGACAAAAGACAGGTCAAGGAAGACCTGAAGAAAGCGCTCAAGCAATTGCCTTATGAAGAGCGCCGCGTGCTAATCGACCAGGGCCACAAGTTCACATCGGCCCTGAATAGCATAATCGCTACTGACGGCGGCGCGATTGCAGCTACTTGGCACTCCCACTTCCGTCAGCCCGGATATGACTATCGTGAAGACCACAAAGAGCGCGACGGCCATGTGTACTTAATTCGCGACTGCTGGGCGCAGCAGCAGGGGCTTGTGAAAGTCGGGAAGGATGGTTATACCGACCAAATCACAGAGCCGGGCGAGGAAGTATTTTGCCGATGCGCCTACAGTTACATTTATGCAATACGCAGCCTGCCGGAAGTCATGCTGACCGCAAAAGGCCGCGAGGCTTTGAAAGTAAGGTAACATTGCGCCCATGCCAGCCACTAGCCCAGCTCAAGAACGATTAATGCAAGCCGCCGCCCATACTCCGGGCGGCTATGGCGGCATCCCGCAAAATGTGGGCAAAGAATTCGTAGGCGATTCCTCGAAGCGCATTCAGGCCGCTGGCATTGCTTTTATGGCTGGCGGCAAAGTGCTGCTCATGAAGCGCGGCGGTGGCGGCGACTATGCAGGCCATTGGGCATTCCCTGGCGGCCATGTAGAGCCGGGAGAAGGGGCGGAAGAGGCAGCGCGGCGCGAAGTGCTGGAGGAAGCTGGATATTCCACTACCGGAGCTATCCGCAATATCGCCTTCACGGATAATGGTTATTGCCAATTCACCCTTTATGGGAAAAACTGCCAAGAGTTCACACCAATCCTAAACGATGAGAATACTGAATTCATTTGGGCCGCACCAGATGAATATCCGGAGCCACTGCATCCCGGAACAAAACTTATCTTGGATGGTAATGCACTTGACCAAATCGACATTTCAAAAATGACCGAATTGGACGTTGCGCGCATGATTGCGTCCGGCGAGCTGACCAGCCCTCAGCGCTGGGCGAATATGTCCCTGTTCGCGTTGCGCATCACCGGAACCGGCACAGCCTACCGCAGCGCGCACGATGAATATGTGTATCGTCCGCCAGAGCTTTATCTGAATGACGAATTTTTGCAGCGCTGTAACGGCCTGCAAGTGATTTGGGTTCACCCGCCAGAGGATCGGCTCGACAGCGAAGAATTCCGCAAACGAACAATTGGTGCTATTCTCTTGCCCTATATACAGGGTGACGAAGTCTGGGGCATCGCCAAGGTTTACGACGATGCGGCAATTCAGATTATGTCTGACCCAGAAAAACCGCTATCCACTTCACCAACGGTTGTATTTCGAGAGACTGATGGGAGTAGTGAGGTAACGCTAGATACAGGTGAAAAGCTATTAATTGAGGGCCGCCCTTTCCTTCTCGATCATTTAGCGGTATGTGAATATGGCGTGTGGGACAAGGGCGGCGACCCCAAAGGTGTTTTGAATTCAACCAGTGAGGCACTGAAAATGACGGAAGAAGAGAAAAAGGCAGAGGATAAGGCGAAAGCTGATGCCGAGATGGCAGAGCTGAAAGCGAAAGCTGACGCTTATGATGGCCTCATGAAGGCCAAGGCTGACGCCGAAGAAGAGGCCAAGAAAAAGGCCGCTGAAGAGGAGGAAGCCAAAGCCAAGAAAACCGCCGCCGATTCCGAAGAGGAAAAGGCCAAAGCTGACGCCGCCCGCATCGACAAAGCCATCGCTGACGGCGTTGCCGCTGGTCTGAAGGCCATCGAAGCGCGTCTACCCAAAGCCCGATCCGATGCTGATTTCGCCGCCATGGCTTCCGCCCAGGCTCGCGCCGATTCCGTCGCTCACGCCTTCGGGAAATCGGCACCGCGTCCACTGGATGGCGAAGACCTGACCGGCTACCGCCAGCGCTTGCTGAGCGACTTCCAATCTCACTCCCCGAGCTGGAAAGGCGCAAAGCTGACCGACATCAGCGATTCCGCCGTTCTGGACATCGCTGAGAAGCAAATCTATGCCGATGCCATGATTGCCGCGAACACTCCCGGCGCTCCATCCGGCGGCGGCCTGCGTGAAGTCAAGAACCGCTCCGATGCTGGTCACTCCATCAGCATGTTCTACGGCGACCCTTCGGCATGGATGAGCAAGTTCAAAATGCCAACCCGTCGCGTCACTCACATCAACAAAGGAGCGTAAGCCATGGTAGC